AATACCGGAAAAGTTGTTTAAAAAAACTTGGGTTCCTGAGATTTGCAGATTCACCCCAAAAAAGAAACAACCTGTTAAAAAATATATTGGCTCTAAAGTATTCAAAGAATTTTATCGTGAAGGTACTTTTTAGCTTGATAGAGAGCTTTTTAAAAAAAATTGATAGTAGGATATAGGGAGGAGGGCAGAGATGAATGAGAAGACCTCAACAGGTGTATCAAAGATTAAAGAATGGAAGGGTTCATCTGTTTGGTATAAAGTCAATTGTGTTTGTGGTGGTGGTGAATGTGATTCATTAATTGATTTGTCTTTTGATAAAGATTTCGGACATATCGACGTAGAGTTTTATAAAACCATTTTTTGGGCTGATTATTACCAAAAAGAATGGTTTTGGCAAAGATGGTGGTTACGAATTAAAATGGCAACTCAAATTCTTTTTAAAGGATATACTGAGCATGAAGGGGCATTTTTAATTGAAGGCATTGACCATCTAAACGCTTTTATCACAGCTCTTGAGGAGGGCAGGGAAAAAGTAACACAATTTCAAATTGATTTTGAAAAAGAACAAGAGGAGTCTTTTAATGAAAGAAGCATTTAAAAAGATTGTCTGCTTTAATAAGAATTGTAAATCCTTTGCAAAACAATATTTAACAAACTGTGAAAAATATTCAAGCAGGACAATTCATCTTTGTGAGGAGTTCAAAACTAAAGATAGCGTAAAAAAACAGGAGTCTATATGAACCAGAGAAACGCACAGGCAGGAATTGAAACATTAGAGGCACTCGCACAAAATACACATACAGTTATCATGAACTTGATAAAAGAAAACAAGCGCCTGAAACCAGACGCCAAAAAATATATAAAGGCGTTAAAATTTTACGCTGAACCGGACAAAACCGAATCGATTATCCGGCAATGGGACCAGGGGAAGGTTGCAAGGGATGTATTAAAATGGAATCAACAGTAACAAGATGTAATGGATGTCAAATGCTATCAAAAGATCATAAAACGGGCGATAAATGTCCATTCTGTGATGGAGGTAAAATGGAAGAAGGCATTGACTATAAAGAAATAAATTTAGGGAATGGGCTAAGATTGACCGAATCTGAAGATATGGGGATCTTTTTACATTTTAAAACAAAAGAGTCTAATAGAGCTCTGTTTATTGGGAACGATAGTTTTTCTCCTGGCTATAAATGGGTCGTTGAAAAATTGTCAAAAGTAGAAAATCGAAAATAACACAATTAATACAGAAGGTTGCGATGGATGTGTTAAGGTGAAAGTTAATCGGATTTATTGTGGTGAGGCATTGATTACTATGGATAAACTTATAAAAAAGGGGGTTAGGGTGGACGCTGTTATTACAGATCCACCATATTGAACGGCACAACTGCGTGTAAATGGGATTCTGTGATTCCGTTCGAGCCGATGTGGGAAAGACTGAATAAATTAATCAAACCAAATGGAGCAATAGTTTTATTTGGCAGCGAACCCTTTTCAAGCGCTTTAAGAATGAGTAATATTAAGAATTATAAATACGATTGGACTTGGATTAAAGAGCAAGGCACAGGATTTTTAAATTCAAAAAAGCAACCGCTACGAAACAACGAACAGATTTCTTGTTTTTATAAAAAGCAACCCGTTTATAACCCTCAAATGAGAAAAGGATTTAAACCTTATTCGTGTAAGCAGGGGGAAACAAAAACTGATAATTACGGGCGTCAAACAGGGGCATATACTGTTAGTAACGGTGAAAGATACCCATTGAGCACCCTTACAGCGTTCAAAAAAGACAAAGAAAAACTTCACCCAACTCAAAAACCCGTAGCCTTATTGGAATACTTAATCAGGACATACACAGACAAGGGTGATTTAATCCTTGATTTCACAATAGGTTCCGGCACAACAGCCGTTGCAGCAATCAACACTCATAGAAATTATATAGGAATTGAGCAAGACCTTGAATACTGTAAAATAGCAGAACAAAGAATTAAGAACGCCGAACCGCAACTGTTTTGAAAAAGGAGACAACATGCCAGAAATAAAAAACTTTAAATTTCTAAAAAAACTAAACATCAAAGAGAATTTCATGCCGATGGAACCTGGCTCGGTATATAATCTATTTTCATGTGGCCATGTCATTAAAAACACTGAAGACGAACACGAAATGGCATACTACCCAGAGACACAACGAAGGAACCGGACATGTCCTATCTGCGTACCGAAACCAACCGCTCTGGCAGCTAAAATCAAGGTCTGTATATGCGGAAGACGGTATGAAGGGATTAGAATACAGGACTCGGATAAATGCCGGAGCTGTAAAAAGATCGAGGGATATGCTGTTAAAAAAACACCGGAAGAAATAGTAGCAAGGAAGGCGAAATTTAACAAGAAATTGGAAGACTTATCCCGGTCAGATTGTTATCATAGGTACTTAGGTAAAAACTGCCTTAACAAATATAAAAATTGTCAGGCGATACCGTGTAAAAATTGCCCGGATTATGAGCAATTTGATATTGGAGTTGACCCGTACCGCAGCAATGGTGACGTTTGCTATACAACTGTTAATTTTGTATAAGGAGAATAAAAAATGAACGAAATTGTAGAATCAAAAAGTTTTAAAGAAAAAATGCAGGATAGAATAAAAGACTCCATTGGTGAATTAATGACAGATGAAGAATTATCTAAAATTATAGAAAAAGCAGTAAATCAAATTTTCTTCGAACCTACACACAATGGATACAACCAAAAAGATACACCTCCTTTTCTTCATTCTTTAATCAAAGCATTACTTGAAGAACAGGTTCGTATTATTGTAAATAAATATATTAAAAATCATACAGAAGAAGTAAAAAAAGTCATAGACGAAACTATCTCTAAAGGAATTGGGAATGCTATGATAGGAGCAATTTCGGATAGATTTCAAAATGATTTATTAAATTTTAAATGTTCAATAGCTAATAATTTATAAAAGGAAAAACCGGGAGCAGAACACCCCCGGCATAAGGTTAAAGAAAATATAAAAATACGGGGATCAGGGTTAGAATCAACATGATCCCCCCAGCCATTAAGATCGCTTTAAACTCTGCATCCATTTTTAATCCTCCTTGATATTGCGTTCATAAATCGTTTCGTATTCTTTATATGCCAGGCTGATTAAATAATGCAGCTCTGAGTTAGTTATCTGGCCATCCCTCCATTGGTCATATGCATTTTCAATTTTGGTTAAAATAGTGTTTGCTAAATGTTTCATTGATATTTTCATTTTTAATTTCCCAAACTTAAAAAAATTATAATTAATCCCCAGGCAGTAACCAACAAGGCTATACCACCAACAATATCAAGGGCTGTTCTTGCGAGTTGTACCCATCCTGTCTCAGGTTTGGTTAATTTAATCCGCGGTGGCCTTTTTTCGTTTAGTTCTTTGTAGTGTCTTTCGTACATGGTTGCTCCTTTGCCCGGATTTTCACCGGGCTTGAATTGGATTCTTTAAAATATATTTATATACCGTGAGAGTTTTCCTCTCCATGGGGTTTTAAGCAGATTTGACCGCCTTGCAGATTCCCAAAAATTTTTCAATTTCTGCATCTTTTTTAATGCAGAGTTCATTGTATTTTCCGATAATGTTTTCCAAAGCTGCAACCGCGCCGGCAAAATCAATTTTTGTGATCCTGATCCAGCAAGCATGGTCAGAGTCAAGTTCATGGGGGAGGCCATATTGTTCCACATATCCACACAAGTACAATTCCCCATTTTTTATTTCCCAATATCCCAGGTCTGACCAGACATAGCGATCGCTCTCGCTGATATCTGTCACTAAATCAAAATCATGGCTGGTGAGGATGTCAAGGTCCGCGGAAAAATTAAACGAATTTTTCAAATCTTCCAGCGCTTCAATTCCTACTTTTGTTGTGTTTTTTCTGTTTTCTAATTTTAAAGTTGTCATGATAATCTCCTTTTTTTATATTTGTATTAATCATGGTTAAGATAATACTAAATCATAATAACCAGGTCAAACCCACTGAGATCCAATAACAGGCCATTATCAGCCAATTTGCTTTGATTTGCTTTGATTTGCTGCTATTATCTTAGATTTAAAAAAAGATATGTAATAAAATCAGGTAGTTAGAAAATAAGTGGAAAAAAGATTGAAAAATAATTGATATAAACTCATAAATACTATATATAGTAAGGATAGACCACACATAGAGGGGAATAATGCAAAGATATAGCATAACAAAATTCTCAAATAATCTAATGAGGGAATCAAAGAAAGGCGAATGGGTCAAGTGGGAAGATGTTAAAGAAATAATAAAGAGATCTGAACGAAACATAACTCTGCATGCGAACACGGAAAATGCTCATACTGGAGTTGTAATCCATAATATTACAAAAGATTAAAAATGATTAGTTTTTTTATCTTGTTATCATAAAAAGAATATAATATAATATTAAAAATGTCTTTTTCAGGCTAGTAAAATGGATAATTGGGGTTGGCGGACTCACAAAGCACGGAAAAAAGGTAAAAAAGAGACAGTTGAGGAGTTTTTAAAGCGAGGCGGCATGATTAATACAGTAGATTATGAGGAGGTCACAATCATAAAATACACTAAAGTTAAAGGAAATCCAATCTGGACACAACCACCTGGAAATTTCGTTGTTCCTATTTTCGGGGGGCATTAAAACTATGATGAGTTGCAAAGATTGCCAATATTGGGGTGAGGATGCGACACAATTCGTCTGTTCAGCAAGGATGAGAGTTTGCACCGGGTTACACCAGGAGTGGGAACCAAGAGAAGGGTTTACCGATGGGACAAAGATCCTTAAAAAAAATTCAGCAATAGTTGAAGAAGTCGAGTTTTGTGGTTGCGAGCCAATTGATCCTAAATTTATTACAGGACCGGACTTCGGGTGTAATAATTTTAAAGAGTTAGAAATAAGGGACCGAAATGAGCAGTAAAAAACAAGCCTACATCCTAAAATCTAAATATCAACGTAATTATACCGGAATCTTCAAAAATAACCACAAATTACGCAATCGTAACAAATTCAGCGCTCAAAACAGTACCAAAATAAGCGATACAGATTTTTCTGATAGCAGAGTAAGGGGGTAAAATGGGCGCACCTAAAGGAAATAAGTTTGCACTTGGTAATAAAGGCGGAGCTCCTACAAAATATAATCAAGATGTAGTTAAAACAACTCTAGACTATTTAGAAAATTTCAGTAAATATGAGTTTAATGAAATTCCTTCTATCACAGGACTATCAAGGGCTTTGGATATATCAGACGACACATTACAACGATGGAATAAACAAAAAGAAAAAAAAGAGTTCTACGGTATATTACAAAAAATCCTAAAAAAACAGCACGATGTTTTAATCTCAAAAGGCTTGTCAGGAGAGTTTAACAGCAATATTTGTAAACTGGTTTTAGGAAAGCACGGATACCACGATCAGAGTAAAATTGAACAGAAAATCGGGTTTGAATTAGAAAGTTGGATTGATAAAGTTGGTGAAAAATAATGTTCCACAGCATTCCTTTAAATAAAAAGTCTTACGCCTTAAGGGCAACTGGCATTTTTGTGTGCAAAAACAAGGCTTTGCAAAAACGGTTTTTTTGTGGAACAACCGAAATTTCTTCCCTTAAACATATCAAAAACAGATGCCCTATACTATTAAAAACTTTTGTAACGCAATTTAAAAGGCTATCCTGGGCACTGTTTTTTTGTAATACTAACAAAATTGTGCCTGAACCTCTGATATTGGTCTACTCGGTATCAAGTTTGGCCCTTCTTGGTGAAGAATGAATCCTGAACAAAAAGCCAAATTGCGCCGTCTCCATGAAGATTTCCCATTCTATGCTGAGAACTGCTTAAAAATACGAATAAAAAAAGCTGTCAACGGTCAAAAAATAATTCCGTTTGTTCTAAACAAAGCTCAAAAATATATTCATGCAAAATTAGAAGCTCAGAAAAAAGAAAAAGGATATGTCCGGGCGCTACTTTTAAAAGGACGTCAACAGGGCTGTAGTACGCTGGTGGAAGGTCGGTTTTTCCATAAAACAACCCAGCGCCGAGGTGTTAAAACTTTTATTCTCACACATGAGGACAAAGCTACTGCAAATATTTTTCGGATGGCGAAGAGATATTACGAGCACTGTCCTCCGATGATGCAGCCGCAGATTGCATTATCAAATGCCAAAGAGTTGTTTTTTGATAAACTTGATAGCGCATATGGTGTAGGGACTGCCGGGTCAGGTGATGTAGGGCGTTCAGATACGATTGATTTCTTACATGGATCAGAATGCGGATTCTGGAAAAACACAGACTCTATAAGAACCGGTGTTCTCCAGGCTGCGGAAATGGCAGAAGAAATAATTCTTGAATCAACAGCCAATGGCCTGGGTAATATGTTCCATCAAATGTGGCGCAATGCAGAAGCTAGTGCCGGAAAGTACATAGCTATATTTGTTCCGTGGTATTGGCAAGATGAGTACAGAGAGTCTTTGCCGGAAGGTTTTGTGCTAACCGAGGAAGAACAGCAATATTTTGACATGTATCAAGATAATGGATTGACAGACATTGAGCAGATGGTCTGGAGAAGAAATAAAATAATAGAGCTTGAAGACCCTTTACTCTTTTGCCAGGAATATCCCGGTATAGCTTCGGAAGCATTTCAGACAACTGGGCACCAATCATTTATAAATCCTGATTCGGTAATGGAAAGCAGGAAAACAAACGAAGTTGTTGGTTACGGTGCTTATATAGTAGGTTGCGATCCTGCTCGGGAAGGTGATGATATGACCACGTTTATCAGGCGCCAGGGGCGGGTTATTTGGAACTTGGAAATTCATGCTAAGCTTGATGATATGGCAAAAGCCGGGCTTGCTCGGAAGATTCTTGATACTGAGCCAGTTGATCGGATGTTTATTGACAGGGGTGGCGGATCAGGGATGTTTGATCGGTTAGCTGAAATGGGGTACGGCGATAGGATTTCTTTGGTGAATTTTGGCCACAAAGCTTTGGATAATAAGAAATATAAAAATCGAAGAGCTGAAATGTGGGGTGAAATGCGATTGTGGCTTGAGTCTGAAGAGGAAACACAGATACCTGATGATGACTATCTCCAAGCAGATTTAACAAGTACAGGTTATCAATATACATCTTTAACGCAATTACAATTAGAGGCTAAGAAAGATATTAAAAAAAGAACCAAGAAAAGTCCGGATGCAGGGGATGCTATGGCCTTAACTTTTGCTGAACCGGTACAGATCGTTGATTTTTCTATGATTGATGATTACAGCAGGCCAACCGACACAGTGGATAACGTAACTGGGTATTGATTATTGTTGTGGCTGAGTTGAATACTGTAGTATAATTTTAGAGGATTGGTAAAGATGGTAGCGGTATGATTAACAAACATAAAGAATGTATTGATGATTTAATCTTAGAGGTGGATGCAGATTTGTCGGTGTATTTTTTTGTAGATGCGATGAGGTTGCTTGACTGGCACCGAAATGTAATTTTAAAAGACTCAAACCCGAGTTACCATTTCAGAGAGATAGTTGTTAATTTAGCTAATTACCACACCGCACAACAACTCTCTAATGTAGCAGATATCGGGGTTATGATTGATAATAATTTAGACAAGGACGAATGGATATTGTATGATTATTGGTCTCACGGGTTTAAACGGGTTTATTCATCAGGGGCGTAAAACTAATTAAGAAAAGGTAAAAATATGATAAAACAATTCACAGAAACGCTGGAAATGGATAACATAGCCGAATCATTAGATCAGGATCAGATTGACAAAATTGGCGCTAAAGTTGTCGAAGGATATCACACCGATAAAGATTCCCGGGCTGACTGGGAACGGTCCTCAAAAGAGGTGATGGAGATCGCAAAGTTGGCGATCAAGAAAAAAACATATGCCGGTGAACAGGTCGCAAATGTTAAGTATCCTATTATTACCAATTCTGCTATACAGTTCGCAGCCAGGGCATATCCTGAGATTATCCAAGGGACTGACGTTGTTAAATCTAAAGTTGTTGGGAATGATGAATCAGGGGAAAAGGCCAAGCGTGGTGATAGGGTTGCTACTCATATGTCTTACCAATTATTAAATGAGATGCCGGACTGGGAGGCAGGCGTCGATCAATTATTAATTACCCTTCCGGTTGTTGGATGTGCATTTAAAAAAACGTATAGAAGTTCTGTTGGCAATCAAAATATATCCGAGATGGTGTTTCCCGATGACCTTGTAGTGCATTACAATGCCGTTTCTCTCGAAAAGGCTGCTCGTGTTACACATGTGATTGAATTGTCCCGCAACGAGATTGTTGAGCGTATCAGGGCAGGATTATACCTTGATTTTGATGTTGACGAATTAGGTTTAGCAACAGGTGAGACAGATGATATTGACGAAGATACCCCTCATAAATTTTTAGAACAGCATAGATGGTACGATCTTGACGATGACGGATATCAGGAACCTTATATAGCAACTGTTCATGAAGGCACACAAAAACTTGTGAGATTGTCAGCGAGGTTTGAGTTATCCGGGATTCATGCTGATAGTAAGCAGATTATCAAGATTGACCCGATTCATTATTTTACTCGGTATTTATTTATGCCAAGCCCGGATGGTGGTTTTTATGGTATGGGTTTTGGTAGTTTATTGCATTCCATAAACTCAAGTGCTAACACGATTTTAAATCAGTTGATTGATTCAGGGACACTCAATAACAGGCAGGCTGGTTTTTTAGGAAGAGGCATTCAGATGGGCAGAGGAGCGAGTGTTTCCTTTAAATCCGGTGAATGGAAATCAGTGCCGATGGCAGGGGATGATTTAAGAAAAAACATTGTGCCGCTACCAACCAAAGAACCGTCTGGTACATTATTTCAGTTGTTAGGTTTATTAATTGATACAGGCAAAGAGTTGTCTGGGATTACAGACGTTTTGAGTGGTCAAAGTCCTGGGTCTAACGTTCCGGCTGAAACTACGCTTGCGTTGATCGAACAGGGATTACAGGTGTATTCAGCGATCCATAAACGGATACACAGGAGTTTGTATAACGAGTTTAAGAAGATCAGACGATTGAATTTTTTGTATTTAACTGATGAAGAATATAATTTAGTGCTTGATGAGCCTGCAAGTTTAAAAGAAGACTACACCGCAAACGATCATGATATTATCCCTGTATCAGATCCTAACGCTACAACTAATATGCAAAGGATTATGAAAGCCAAGGCATTGCTTGAGATGCGAGGTCAGGGGTTGAACGATGAAGAGATAAACCGTAGATATTTTAAAGCTTTACAAATTGAAGATGTTGATGAGTTGTTTCCGCAAGAAGAAGCACCTAACCCCGCTCTGGAGTTAGAGATACAGGATAAGCAAGCTGAAATTGAGATCAAGATGGCTGAGAAAAATAAACTTATGGTTGAGACTGCGCTTGCAGAAGAGAAAATTAATACAGAAAAAGTTAATCAAGAAGCTACTTTGAAAGGTGTTGAGTTTGATGAGCGTAAAATTAATATCGAAGAGTCACAGACCATAGACACTATTAATCGCAATAAAAAACAGTCCGACAGGGAAGATGTAAAGCTTATAAATGACATCCGGTCTCCGAAGAAGCCGGTTAAACAGGTGAAGGATTCTGAATTTAAAGGCAAGAGTGCAGAGTCTAACACTCCGGGCCCATATCGAGAGAAAGGATTTACCTCTAATAACAAGGAAGTGTAGATGGAAGGCTATAAAAGTATGACTTTCACAAAATATTTTTTTATTGAATTTATAAAAATTATTGGAGGTATGTATATGGCTGTTTTTGAAGCGGTAATATTATTACCACTTTGTGTTAGCTTTTTCCCAGGGTCTCCTAAAAAATGAAACCAAAAAAACAGAAGGGGCTTATCTCTAATAATAAGGATTTGTAATGAGAATCATAGCATGTGATGGGTGTGGTGTTGTTTTATGTACAGATAACCTAAAATGGGTGCCAGAATATTTAGATAGTAGTAGGAAAATATTAAATCCTCTTGTTGTCATTTCTTTAAACGGTGAACATTTAAAAACGGCAAAGTGCCCGGTTTGCAACACATTAGTTGCAAGTATCTTTTCATATAACAAGGGCAAAGAATGAAGAAAATATTAATTATAGAGACCTGTCGAGAATGTGGTTATAATATCTATGATTTTGACAGCAATTTTACTTATTGTGTTACAAATAGGAGGCAGTAATGACGAAGGAACAATACGAAGAATGGAAAAGCAATCCGACAACAATTGAGGTATTCAAAAAAATCACGGAGGTCAGAGACATATTAAAAGAAAATTTGTCAACAGGGATGACATTATCTGATACGGGTGATATGATAGTAAAGAGCACAGCGAGAGTGGTTGGTAATATTGAGGGGTTAGATCAGTTGTTAGGAATGTACTTTGAAGATGAGGAGGTAGTATGACAAACCAAACAAGAAATACGAGCGGGATTGCCCCTTGTGGCCATTATATTTTAATAGAGCCGGAGGAAGTTGAAAAGAAGACACAGTCAGGGATTATTTTAGTTGACGAAACCGTTGAGAACGCTGAACGGGAAGTGACACAAGGTAAACTTGTAGCCATTGGTCATACAGGATGGAATGAGTTCGGTGATGGCACCCCGTGGGCTAAGGTAGGTGATACGGTTTGCTTTGGTAAGTTTGCAGGTCGTGATATGACTGGTAAGGATGGTAAGCGGTATGTCGCTATGAATGTAGAAGATATATTAGCTGTGTTGGATTGAAGAAGGATGAAAAAGTGGCGATTGATATTAAAAAACTTTTAAAAAAATGGCAAAGAAGATTAGGGC